TGATGTTGGCCGTTAGGGCTTGCAGTGCAGCAATTGGCAGTTCGGCCATGGCTGCTTGCTCGCGCCGAATCTTTAGCGACTGCTGCCAAGCCTTTAAAACGACAGATCGCAACTCATTGGCAAATGTGCGCCGGTCAAAGGTGCCTGGGAAGCTGTGGCTCAGTTCCCAGAAGATTTCGCCCCAGTCGGTGCTTTCCTTTTGGCTGTGGCCGGCTGCGGCTTTTTTAGGTCGTCCTCACTGGGCGGATTGGACGGCATGGCTTCTGTGGCTTGCTCGTCTTGGGCCAGCTGCCAGATGCCATCAAAAAGAGCCTTATCTAACTTGCGGGTGTCCGCCAACGACCACTCGGGCAGGTTGCAACGTGAGCGGATCAGCCCGGTGACGGTGGCCTCGATGTTGCGCTGGCCTGCTTTGGCATACACCACCGCAATCTCTTCAATGCGATCGGCGTGCTTGATGCGAATGGCATCAGCAGCAGGTTCAAGGCTGCGGCCACTGATCGCAGATTCCACGATCTGGAACGCTTCGGTCAGGCTCAGGTTTTCTTCTTTGGCGATGGCGTCAGCGATCTGGGCTCCCCGCACAAAGCTCGACTGCTCACCGGCCAGCAACTCAGCGATGGTGGCGGACTCGCCGACTGTGAGGCCGCCCCGGACTTCTAGCTCCAGAACGCCGCTGCGGCTATTGCCGACGCGCCGGGTGGTCGGAGCTGCAGGCGGGGTAATGAACGGCAGCATTAGCTGTTGGCAATCTTTGCTATTACTCTAACCGCACTGTCTTGCTGCAACTTGGCATAGCGGTTGGCGGCCGTCTGTACCTTGAGCTGCTGGCTCAGCTGGCGTGCGTCAGGGGGCGAAGTGCGAGTCATGGTCTACGCAAGCGATGTGATACTAGATGGAGGGGTAAACGGACCAGTGTAAAGAGTTCTTGCCGTGAAGCGAAATCCGTGTATGCCGGAATAAAAAGCACCGAATGGCGTCAATCCTGTACCTAAAACGATGTTGGTTGCTATGCCGGCTGTTGCAATAGTATTGCTCGGCAGTTCGTGGACATTTTCCCAGTTTCCAGGAATAATCTGAGTTGGCTCAACGCTGTTGCCATTTATATAAAAAGTAGCAATGTCATTGCTTACAGACACGGCAATATGATGCCACCGATCAACTTCATAATCAAACGTTTGATAAACTTTCCCCATGTTTCTAATGCGCAGCGATGCGTTACTATCAATATAAAACTCAAAAAACCGATACACCGTGTCTTGGATTTCGCCTACTTCTACTACCCTTAAAAAGGCTCCCGCAGCTGTTGAAGGGTACGTGTATAAATAGTTGCAAAAAGGAGAAACGCTGCCGTCGGCCTCAATACATTGAGGTGGAAATACACTTGGATCGATGGGGGGAATATAGGGCACGTATAGAAAGCACTCACACGTATAATTTTTGAGCGTATGAATTGGTTTGGCTACTTGAGTTGGAGTAATAATATCTCCATTTGATGTCCTTATTTGTACCGGTAAGTTGCCCGAGGCAACAACGTCGGTGTTATTGCACACCACGTAATCAATATATCCAGCGGTGCTAACGTCATCCTGAGGAGGATGAGGTGGTCGTAAATAGGGCGCATCATTTGGCCCGCCGCTGCTAATAAAATCGTGCCTACTGAAACCAATAGTGAAAATATCTCCGTTTAAGAATCGATAATTAAAGTTTTTATTTTTTATGTTTGCAGTTTTTGCAGCTATGCCTACATCGGTATAAGTTTGATGCGGCACAAGAAGAAAACCGGTTCTTCTTGATGGGGTTGCTGCCAGCTCCTTTTGCGGTGCAGTCGGGATAAACGGCGTGCCGTAGGGGTTTGTATCGTTAGCAGCAGTGCCGCTGGATGCTGCGCCAATGGCTCGGCGGCGACGGGTGCGCTGCTCCTTCCCAGCGATTTCGATTTCGTTAGAGTTATCTTTTTCCAATTTGGCTTGACGGTTAGCGCTGATCTGTTGGCGGTTACGCGCCAAAACATCATCTTCACCGCCGTTGCCACTGACTGAAATGCTGACGTTGGTGCTCATGCGAGCCCTCAATCATTGGTGTTAAGGTCAATCCGGTAAGTCTGCGTCTGGCCGGGGCTCAACGCAATGTTGGGATCTTCCGTCAAGACCGAATGTGGGTAGGTGGCACCGTCTATGTAGAGCACAATACGGTCATAGGTGTAACCCGCTCCAGTGGCCGTAAACTCGGCGTCGATGGTAGGTAGCTCGTAGCGCCCGTCAACGGAGTCGTAGGTTCCTGTGCCTATCAACTCGGAGTAACGGACGTAGCCGTTGCCTGACTTTTCGACGGTTTGCCAGTTGGCGACTGTGTTCTCGCTGTTGTAGCCCGTAACGCCGACCGAGCAAAGCATGACTTTGAGGGTCTCGCCTTCGTAAGCCAAAGCGGCTACCCGCTCCAGCTCTTTGCGGCTGATTGCTGCGACGAGTGCCATGCTCAGGCCACCGTGAAGGTGAAGATGCCGGAGGCGTTCCAGACAACCTTAAAGTCGGTGCCGTCACCTGCCGATTCGCTGGCGCCGAAGTCAATGAACGCAACAGGTGGATCGTTGGCGTCGGTGTCGTTGTAGAGGATCGCGTAGGAAGCGGTGATTGAGCCACCGCTAGCGGTCCAGGTCGCATCGTTGGCGTCGAACTTAGCGTCGTTGGTGGTGACGGTCGTCACTGCTACGCCTGTCAGCGCAACGCCGCCGGTCGTGTAACCGTTGGCATTGGCGACTTCAGTGCCGCCCGTTCCAGCCAAAGTGGTGTGGGTGGCGTCAAAGGTTGCGGCGGTCAGGAGCTTGACTTTGTAGGTGTCGCCCACCGCGTTGCTACCGTCTGCAAAGCGGGCCGCTGTGTGGTTGTAGAGGCTGATCGTGACGGCCACGGGGCACTTGCAGTCTTATGCCCCTAGGTTGCCGCCACCTACGCGTCTGGGAAGGCTGCAGTCGGCGGCGTAAAGCCAGCCGTATAGCGTGCCACGCCTTTGGTAACCCTGAGATCGTCGATCCACCCAGTGAACCGTTGGCTACCGCTCTGGTTTTGTGCAATATCAATCCGCGCATTTCCCACGCTTAGTGCTGTTGTATAGGTTCCGCCTTGCTGTACACCGTTAAGGAATAGACGGCAAACGCTGGATACCCTGGTGATGGCAACATGATGCCATGTATCAACAGCTGGGCTGGATCCTGTAAGCCTAGCCGTGCTGCTTGTCAACATTACAAGTAAGTTTGAGCTGTTTAGAATTACACTGAACGTAGCACTTCCGTCAAAGAATACGAATAGATATCTAGCGGTAGAAGAATGAGAGGTAATGCGGAACCAGCACTCAGCCGTAAAATCGCCAGTGCCGAATGCAAACACAGCACTCGTGGAGCTGCTAGGGGCAGTGAGCGCCTCGGCCCCATCGAAGCGAGCACTGGCGCCGCCAAACTTACTCTGAGCAGTGTCAACCGAAACAAGGTTGCTTGAGTTCCCGACTGTAAGGTTGTTTGAACTACTATCGGTAAATGTGGTGCTATTGTTAGCTCCATCCATATGGAGCAGCAGCGACACACTGGAGAAGTTTGGATCGGATTGGAAAATAACGATACTGGGTGCGGAGCTTACAATTGTTGTGTCTTTTGCAGGTACTGCCACGCTGCCACCACCGCTGACAGTTGGGGCCAAGGCGGCAACGGTTGTGTCTACGGTCGGGACGAATACACTAATGCTTGGCATTCCAGTGATTTCGGGAACCACACCAGCAATGGAAAGGGTACTGAATGGAACGCTGACAGAACCGCCGCCGCTTACGGTGGGGGTCAGTGCGGCAAGGCCAATGCTGGTTGCCGGTGGTGCGACCTTGGCTCCGGTGCTTATGGCTGGCGTATAAGCAGCTATTGCTACTGGTGTCGCCGCCGGTACAACCACCTTGCGGATCCGTGCAGCAATCAAGCCGGTTTTTGTGGTGAGCGCAGGGACTTCGGTGAGGACAGACAGGGCGTACGACAGGCTTGTGATGGTGAGGCCAACGAATGTCGTGGCTTCGGTTTTGACCGTTTCGTTCCAGACCGGCACTACGTTGGTGACTGTCATCTGGCCGTCAACAACGGCGGGTGTGGCCGGCAGCGTTGTAATGCCTGGTGCGACCGGGAACCAGAACGTTCCAGTGCCGCCGACAGCCCCCCAAAACATGGCGTCAGTTGCGGCGACGATGCCTTCGCCGCTCATTGTCCAAGACGTGCCGTTGATGCGATACAGGGCAGTCAAGCCGGACAGCTGCACCATGATCGGAGCAAACGGAGCTGCAGGCAGATGCTCTGGTGCCAGCTGGATGTTCATGCCGTAGCGGTTGCCCAGCAACATGCGGTTTTGGGCACGGCCAAAATTGGCCGCTTTGCTTGGGGCATCGCTGGGGGAAGCCGTGTAAGTAACAGTTGGGCACGAGCCAGAGCGGCTAAACGTGTCGTCTGGTGCGTAGGGAAGGCTTAGCTCAATGCGGTTAAGCGTGTCGCCGCCCACAGCAAGCTCAAGTTCTGATTTGCTGGAGACGCTGTATCCGCCGTTCTCATCGGCGGCTGTTGGAGCGGCACCGCCGCCGCCGGTCGATTTTGCTGAGTCAGCAAGGATCTGTTGCTGCTTAGAGGGGCGCGTCTGCAGAGTTGCTTCACGACCTGAAACTAGGCGAAGCTCGACGCCATCTTCAACCAGCTGCAATGCCGAATTCTTGAAACTAATAACCGTTTGCCCTTGTTGAGCGCGCTGCGCGAGGTCTTGCTGTCCGTAGGCGGTATAAGCATAAGCTTTCTCTGTTTTTGTGATTGTTTTAGTTACAGGAATGTTTAACTGCTGTAGGCTTGCGCTCTCATTGGCCACTACAACAGATCTTCCTTTTTGCTCATAGATTATTGTAGTACGTGAAGAGATAGTATTTTCTCCGTCGGGTAGGCTAACGAAGTTATTGTTTTCGTCTACGTAGGAAGGAGCTACCGCGCCCAATACAGCATCAATAGGCTCTACTACTGTTGTGACTTCAGAAACAATTGCGTCATATCCCTCGGGAAGTGCTTGCTGCTTTTCTGTCTCCTCTGCCGGTAGGGTTTGCCAGCTGCCGTTCCAGAAGTAACGCTGGTAGCAAGTTGACTTGACGATTGCTACGTCATTTTGCTCTGCTGTCTCTGGTAAATCGGCTAGCGTGTCAAATACGCCGATAGTGCGATAAGGCACCCCATTAGGGCCAAGGGGATAGGGTCCAGGTTGGAGCTTGTAGTTTATGACTGTTATTGTCTGCGTTTCTTTAATGGAATTGCCATAGGCTCTTGCGGTGCCTCCAGCTCCGGGAAAGTCAGCGGCGGCCTGCACGTAGCCAGTATTTGTTACGGCGCCGATTTTGCGGTCTATGGTTGTCCGTTTTATTACTCTGTCCCAGCTGTCGTATTCTGTTTGTGTAGACTGATAAGGAATATACTTAAAGGTGTACGCAATCGCGTTGTTGTCTGATGATGTATAGTTGATTACAATTGTAGTTTCAGAGCCGATTATTTCGTCAAGTTCCCAGTCACGTTTTTTCTGCTCGGGCGTTTTTGCAGGTGCTGCGTCGCCGGGGCCACCTGGATCGGCAAGAGGTTCTGGCGGCGGATCATTTAATTTGAGGGTGGAGTAGCTGACGGTAACAGCACTGCCCGGTGGTTGGCCAACGCCAATTTCGGCAATGTCAATAATCTTGGTTGAGTCAATGACTGGGCCTGTGCCGCCGGTAACATTCAGGTTGAATACTTGGAAGTTACCGCTGCCGTCGATATAGCCGCACTTGCACTCCGATACCATCAAGTCACTAAGTACATTGACGTAACCAGAGCTAAAGTCGAATTGAGGAATGCTAAATTTGTTTGTTAATACAATATTCCCTGATATGCCTAGCGCCGTCATGCACTGGGCTGCTACAGAAGATGCGTAAATGGGAGAGGTGATAATTGCGGCTTCGGCAGCGGTGACATTTGCGTTTTCAGGATCGTCGTACTGATCCCACTGGATTGGGTCTTTTTTGTTCTGCAGGTAGGTAAACCGGCAGCCCAGCTGCACTTTGGTAGTCCGGCGCAGCGGGTCGGCAAAGCTGCTGATGACGAGGACCTGGCGCGGGATCGTGCGTGTGACGCCGCCCTTAGTGTAAGTGAAGGTAACGACCGTTCCAGGGGCTGGAGTAATTAGACCATCGATTTCGCAGGTGCCTTTGCATTTGATTAGGCCCGTGCCCTGCACGTAGTCGTCGTTCAGTGAGGCACTGATAAGGGTGCCGAGGCTGCAGGTGACTGTGGCGCGAATGTCGATGGCCATTACTTCACCAACGCCAGATCAAAGCTGACGGTATAGCGGGTCGATTTAGCGCCGCCGCTGATGATGATCTCAGCGGTAGCGGTAGGCGCGGAGATGGGGAACCAAGTGTTGACTGCAGGTATGGCGGCAACGACCTCCTCGTACCACGTTTGAATGACGGCCCAGCTGGCGCTGCTGGTGGTTCCTTGGATGCGGCGAACCTTAGTGGCGGTCAAAGGGCCACGGATGACGTGGTTGCCGGAAGCGGCCAGCTCCAGTGTTGGGTTGTCTTGGTAGGTGACCGGATCAGCAATCAGCACCAGCGTGGCCGCTGCGGTTTCGCCGACGCCGAGTGATGGCACGATTTTGTCGGGCGTGCCGGTGACGATGTACCAACTGCCGAAGCTGGGCAGTTCGGCTTCGCTGCTTTGGCGGTTTTTTTCCTGCTGGCGCAGCAGCACCTGGAGGGCCTGCGCCGCATCGACCAGCACGATGTTGGCGCTGATATAGGCGCCGGTTTGCTCGCCGCTGGGGGGGTCGGCGAACCAGCAGGGCAAGCTGGTGACGCTGACACCATTAGCGTTAGCCGTGAGGTTGATTGTGGTGCCAACGACGCCCGAGAGGATAGTGTCTTCATCGGTAATGCGGGTGTCGCGCCAGGTGTTGTAATCGCTGAGCAGCGACTGCCACTGAGCTGGGGTCAGAAGACCGCTGATCTGAAATGTTCTGGCCGTTAGGCCGGTGCGGGCTTCGCCTTCATAGCCAAACGGTTGAACCGTCAGGAGGTTGCAGCTAAAGGAGCCGATTGTGATTGTCATGCGGACACCGCCTGGTTGACTACATCGCCGTAGGCAGATGCGGAACCGCCTTGCACATTGACATTAACAGACCAATCCTTAGCTGCCAGCGCCTCAGTTGCTGCTACTAGCTCTTTATTAGCGCCTGAATACTGTTCTTGAGCACTAAGAATTGACCGTGCAGCATTTCCGGCTTGCAAGATTTCTTCATCGCTAATGTTGTTTCTTAGCGGCTTGAAGTCGCTAACACTGTTAAATGTTTGACGGGCTTCATCAACCAGTTCCCTTTGCCGTTCTGGCCTTAAAAATTTAAATGCACTTTCGCGAGCACTCCTCAATCCTTCTGCAGCTGATCGCACGCTCTGACCTGCTTCCGCAATCCGCTCGGCAGCTTGCTTGAACAAGTCAGCCGCCTGCTGCCCGGCGGACAGGACATTGGACACTGGATTTTTATAGCTTGACTGAACAATATCGTCTTCTTTTTTCTTTTGTGGCTTAATTACTGCTTCTTCTGGTGGAGGAGTTGGCTTCTGGCTTAAGGTGCCGTCAATAGCTTTTCTTTGCTCTGCTGCTTGCTTGCTAATATCAGGAAAACGTAATGGCTCGGAATCAGCCCACGCGTTCCATTTCTTTTCGACATCTTTGTATTCACTTTCGATAAACTTGCCGAAGCCGCCCGCTTCTACGATGTCTTTGCCAAACTGAATTGGGTTGCTTAAGGCGCGCTGTGATAGTTCTGCATTTTTTGCAAGTTGGGCTCCCAAGGCAGATGCGGCTAAAAGCAGTCTACGGACCACAAGCTCTGCATTGATGAAGCCTTGGATAAACGCTTTTTGATCTACGTTTGCCAGCGCGTCGTTGACAAATTTGATCCCATCTGCGATATTTTGAATAAGGACACCGCCAAGGCTTTTCAACCCCGAGGCGATTACTTCAATTGTCGCAGGACTGCTGCCCAGCGTATCGGCAAACCTTTGCGCTTCTGCAGTCAGTGGTGCAAAAAAATCAACGACAGAGTTTAGGTCTGGGAATGCCGACTCAAATACATCATTGATAACTTGGAATGCTGCTGATAGCGCAGGCGAAATAGCTTGTGCAAACCCACCAAACAGCTGGCCAAGGTTGTCTCCAATATTGTTAAACTGAACATCAACAGCCTTGCCTGCCTGCTGCAACGCAGCCATGTCCCCTGTGGCTAACACAAGAGCTTTGTTTACTGCATCAATCCCAATTTTTCCTTTTGACATTGCATCTTGCAATGCGCTACCGCTCAAGCCAGTGACCTGAGCCAGCTCTTGGCTGAGATCAACACCAGCTTCCAATAACTGCAAATTTTCTTCGCCTTGGAGCCTGCCTTTGGCATACACCTGTGCGTAGATTAGTGCCAAACGCTCCAGTGGTTGCCCAGCTTGAGACGCCAAGGCTCCAACACGGTTCAGTGTGCCGTTAAGGTTTTCGACGTTAATTCCAACCGCCAAAAAGCGCTGTGATGCCTGCAGAATTTCTTCGTTTCTAAACGGCGTTGTTTTGCTTAGATCAAATAGTTGTTGCCGTAACTGTGAAGCAGCTTCTGCTGATCCAGTTAAGCCGGTAAAGGCGGCTTGCAGCTTTTGAATGTTGCCAGCAGATTGAGTTGCTGCAAAGCCAATGCCTGCTACCGCTGCCGTTACTGCTGCAGCGCTTATTGCTGCAGCAGTAAGGCCTCCTGCCAGCGTTGACAAGCCAGCGCCAACATCAGGCCCCTTAACTCCGCCAAGTGCTTTGTCTGCTGTTTGTTTAGCTCTCTGCAAGCCCGCGTTGTATTGACGATCATCAACCGTCAGCGTCAGTACGGCACTCCCGAGACTGTCCGCCACGTCGCCACACCATCCGTTCCATAGCTTGCCGCGAGCGGAAACCTCGTATCACAGGGGATGGGAAATGGCCAGCGCTTTGATCGCACTAGCAAACGCGACCGCTTCCTTCATCGTTCCTACCACCGGCACCACCACTGATGCCACCACTGGCAACGTGGTGGCCAACACCGAAGCGGTTGCCGTCACCCTCTACCTCCGTCAAGGCTCGCCGTTAAAAGAAGACCTGCCTGGCATCGAAGTGGATGCCGACTTCTTTGAGGGCTATGCCATCAACCCACAGGCCCTCGATGCTCGCATTAAGCCTGGCACTCGTGGCACGCTCAATTTTTCAGGCCAGGGCAACCAAACCTGTGAGGTGCTTGGCAGCCGCACGCCTTACGGCACCACCGGCCTAATCGGCAGCACCATCCAAACGGTCATCGGCGATCGGGTGCGAATTGTTCGTTACCGTCAACGCTGATGGCCATTCAGGTTCAAGCTACCTACAAGCTCACTGGCTGGAACGCACCCCAGCTCAAGCTGCGCGTGGCCAACATCATGACGGCCTACGGCAAGGCCATGGACCAGCAGCTCAAAGAAGAAATCCAGTTGGTGCAGTTCCCCTGGCCCGGCACCACCGACCGGCGCAACGGCACCATTGAGGGCAGCCCCCGCGACATCGTGGACACCGGAGCATTCTTGGCTAGCCAACGCCGCGAACGGCCCAATGCCACCACCCTCACGTTCAGTTGGGGCAACAGCGGCGTTAACTATGCCGGCTACATCCTGCAAGGCGTGCCGGGTAAAAACTACCCAGCCCGTGACTGGATCAAACCGGCGCTCAACAACCTGCCGCTGGATCGGTTCTTTAAGGCCGAATGGTCCAAGCTGGCAGGCCGTTTCTTGTAGACCAAAGAAAAGCGGCAGACCCAAGCCTGCCGCTTTGCAGCCTTCACCCAGCTAGTTTGCTTAGCTGACGGTGGCAACCGTGAGCACTGGAGCAGTGTCGCCGCTGCCGACCACTGCAGGATCGGACATGGTGAGCACATCGCCCACCTTGTAGCCTTGGCCGCCAGCCACGATGGTTGCGGTTTGGATGATGCCCGAACCGTTGACCGTGATGGTGGCGGTGGCATTCTTGCCGCTGCCGTTGCCTTGGGCGGGGGTGGTCGAAACCAGTGCCACACCGGTGCCAGCGGTCAGACCAGCGCCGCCATCGGTGATGGTCAGCGTGGCCACCGGGTCGCCCTGGCGGTAGTTCTTGGGAGCGCCGTAGCCCAGCAGATCAAAGCTGACACTGGCCACCGAGCCTGCTTCCAAGCTCTCAGACCAGTTGGAGACGAACGCCACGCCGGCATCGACCTGGGGGTTGTCATTGCTGGTGCCTACTAGCGGCAGCTCCCGATACCACTGCACAGTTACGTTGCTAGCAGAAGTTTGAGCTGCACGCTTAAGTGTCAAATAACCTTCTGATGTCGGGTCCAAATTGAGCTGGCACCCGAGGCTGTAGGAATTTCCAGTCACCAGCTGGCTTGAGAAGCCAAAATCAGTTGAATAGTCCAGCACCGTCTGGGTGTCCGAGCTGACCGAAATCGAAGCATTGGTCATGGACAGCACCTCGGTCATGGTGCTGGTTGTGGTGGGCGCAGCGCTCGCAGTCGTGGCAAGCTTGATCCATAGCCGGACATCAAGACTCGCAAAGTAGGCTCCGGCCATGGATCAGCTTTGAGAATACTGATTTAGATTGCCAAGGCTTCTGCGGCAACTTTGGTCCATCCGTTTGCCTCTACAAGGTCGCAGAAGGTTGCCATCTCCTCAAGCGCTTCGGCCAATGGCAGGTTTTGCCGAAACTCTGAGTAGCCATGGCACTTGTAGCCACGGGGCAGCTCTGATACGCAAAATACCTGGGTGCGCTGCAACATGATTTGCTCTACGGTCCAGCAGCTTGCGCGTGGCATTTGTCGCTCATAGACCGTTTTTAGGTACTCGCCTCGGCCTCGATACTTAACGTTGAAGGCAATGCCAAACTTGTGAAAGCCACCCTCAAGCTCAACCAAATAAACGTAGCAGGGTCGTTGGGCGTACTCAGGATCGGCGGCATAAGCTTCAAAGCCATCGGCCTTAAGATGCTTGATGGCAATTTGCTTAGCTCGTTTTCGACTGGTTTCTACTCGTAAGCAGCCACAACTCTGAATCGTCCCATAGCGCACAGCGGTTCCATTGGCTTCGGTAAAACCGCCGCAATCGCACTTGAATCTCCACCTAGCTACGCCTTTTGAGGTGCTAGGCACTTGGTTAAGACATGTCAGCCTTCCGAAGCGCTGCCCAACAATGTCTTTTAGCGTCCGCTTGGTTGCGCTCTTGCCAATCAAGCATCCACAGCTCTTAGTGGGGCGAGCCTTGCTGAGCAGCCCAGCAGAGGAGACGGCTTTCTTGGTGCCACAGTCGCATCGGCATAGCCAGCTGTAATTGCCGTGGCTAGTCAGGCCTATGCAGCTTTCTACAACCAGAAACCCAAAGCGTCGTCCTAGCAGCTCTTGCTTGCGTACTTTGCTTTGACGCTGGCGCCTAAAACAACCGCAGCTTGTGGTTTTCTTGTCAAGCAGCAGTTTGCTTGAAACAGTCTTCTCGTAGCCGCAGTCGCATAAGCATGACCATCTAGCCCTGCCTTCGCTGGTGTTGGTTGCTCGTGCCGTAACGGTCAGCCATCCAAAGCGCTGACCCATCAGGTCTATAGTTTGGCTCATCAGCCTGCTCCGTCCGGGTTAATCACGGGTCAGGCAGTTGGCGCTGCGCTGACCCACCCACTTTAGCCCGCCGCCATTGCCAACTCTTCTTGCCGCTCAAGCCAATCCATCGGTGTTGGATAGTGCGAGCAGTGCAAATCAAATCCTTTGACATCGTGTGCGATGCCTGCGGTGGCTACGAGGGCTTCTTTAAGCTGCTCACGATCACAACCCAGCTCGGCGCAGATGGCATCCGGTGCCATGCCTTGATCGACCAGCTTGCGGGCTGCATTGCCCAGCTCGCGCACCTTATGGGGCGCCTTGATGCCCCAATTGCTGCTGCGCAGGTAGTGCAAGCACTCACCGAGGGCAAAGCTCCAGAGGATGGTGCTGAGTTTGCCCCGCTCTGGCTTCCAGGCGCGAAACGCCTTGATGGCAGCAAAATCCACGCAGCTATTGATGTCTTCGGTGGCCATGCAGTACCCGTATTTACGGGTCAGCTTGTTGGCAAAGAACTTGACCAAGCCAATGTTCTCGGCGTAGAGCTTGCCAAACGCCCGCTGCTCTTCGCGGGTCAGTGGTGTAGCGAGGTGATCTTCCGTCCGCAGCTTTTCTTCTGGCAGCCCTAATGCTGTCAGTAGGGAGAGCTGATCGCGGGAACGCTTAGCCACTCAACCATCCTAACTCCGCAAGACTGAGATTTGGCCAGCCGATGTTTTCGGCCCTGATAGGCACAAGCAACCAAGGACACCAACCAAATGGGGCAGAACTGTTAAGGCGTTTTGCACCACAGGGGCACCACCATCACGGAAGTCCACACTCAGCACGTCTACGCGGGCACTCTTGAGGTCCGCGTTGGGGATGCCAGGGATCAGTTCAGCAAGGCCCGCATTGGCCGGCTTGAGCAGCGTTGAGTCATTAAGCAGCGCATCGGCCAGATCAAAGGTGGCGTACTTGATCTCATCGGGGATGACATCGTCGGCGTAGTCCTTCTCGCCGCAGGTGGCCTCCTCCCGGGGCCAGAGCAGGGCTTGGGTAGTGGTGGCCTTGCTGCCTACCCACTCAAGCTGATCCAGCGAACGCGTGGCTGCGATGAGCGCCTTGCCTTTGTCATCAGTGGTTGCCGTGCCCCACTTGAGGGTGGTCAGCATGGTGGCTGCGATGGAATCAGCAGCAGCAACCGACAGGTAGCTGTTGGCATCCGATGCTCCAACAGTGGCAGTGACGGTGACAGGCATGGGACAACAGCGCTAGGACTAGTTTGCTCAGCGCTTTGAGCGCCAATTCATTTCGCCGGGCTGGATGGCAAGCGCTTTGACACCAGCTACCGCAAGGTCAGCCCTCATCCGCAGTGCCGATGTTTTCTCGTACCAGCCAAATGGCGCGATGAGGACATGACCGGCCCCAGCGGTGACCCAGTAGCCACCAAGCGGCCTGCTGAAGGGGACAGTGGTGAGCAGAAGGTCAGCTTTAAGCGGGCAGCTAAGAACTGGGTCAAGGACAACCCCGAAACGGCCCGCGACATCTTTGGCGTGCGGCTTGGGGATCAGCTGGTCAGCGGCAAAATCAGCTTTGACAAAGCCGTCAAGCAGTGGAGCGCTAAGCGCTGAGCAAGCTAGTGGCACACAGCTAAACCATGGCCAGAACCTACAAGCGTGATGCCAATGGCCGCTTCTCAGGCTCTGGTGGTGGCAGCAAAGGTGGCAAGAGCGGGAAGGGTGCAAAGGCTGCGGCTGGTGGCCCGCCACCACCGCCGCCGGGGCTAAGCAAGGCGCAATGGGCCAAGGTCAACAGCACAGCTAGCAGGCCAAGCAACAAGGTCAGCTCCTCGCCGCGACGGCTCAACAAAACTGAATCCATTGCCGCTTCGGTCATGGGCGACAAGCGGTTCCGCTCTGATCGCCAGCGCATCAATGAAATGGTCAAGCGTGGGGTCAGCCCTAAGACTGACTTTGTTGCCCTAGTTGGCAACGTCCGCAGCAAGACAGGCAAGAAAGGGCCCGGCGAAATGAATTGGCGCTCAAAGCGCTGAGCAAACTAGTCCTAGCGCTGTTGTCCCATGCCTGTCACCG